GGCCAATCAGTCACCCAGGCGACCCCGGCTTGCCTGGTGGCGGCCCGGTTGGGCCCCCTATAGGTGACCCCGAGGGCCCTCCAAGGGGACCCTAGGTCCCCGGTAGAACCTGCTGCCGCAAGGCTTCCCGGGGGCCTGTTGGTATTCTAGTCGGGAATGACCCCCCCTGCCACCTCAGGAATCGCCGAGGCACCCCCAGGGGGGGGGTGATGGCCCCTCACGCCCTATGCGTAAGCCCCTCAGATTCTTGACCCAAAAATGAGATCACGGGTCTGTCGGGGTGGGGGAGAGATGGAGAGACAGAAGCGGCCTTACTTAGGGGCCACCTTGGGGCAGCCAGGGGCACTTATAGGGCACCTATAGGACTCTTATAGGGTCAGCTAAGGGTCAATTAAGGGTCACCTAAGGGATCTTATAGGTGGGGTTCTGGGGGTATGGCCTTCTTCTTATGTGGACAGTCAGTGGTAGCAAGGGGTTTGGGGAGGGGTAGTGCTAGGGTGTAGGAGCTGACGGATCTGACGGTTAGGGAGACTGCTGTCGTCGTCAGTGAGGGGTCCATTCCTGTGGTGGGTAATGGTCCCCTTTTCCCTATTTGGCGGGATGAGGAAGGTGTTGCTTACACTTCGCCAAAAAGGGAGAGCTATGGCGAGGGATGCAAACGAGTTATTGAGTGAGTTGCATGCGGATCTAGCGATGCACCTGAAGTGCAAGCTGGATGACGGAACGATCAGTGCATCTGAGCTGGGCATCTTGCGGCAGTTCTTGAAGGACAACCAGATCACGGCACAGCCGGTGGAAGGAACACCGTTTGGGGATCTGGCAAAGGCGTTGCCGGACATTGAGAACGTGGTGTCGTTCCGCAGGCAAAGAGCCTGATGGGTAAGGGGTCGACGTGGCAGGCACTGCCGGAGCCGTTTGACAAGGACTTCCGGTACTTCCTGGTGGTGGTGTGGAGGCACCTGCAGCTACCAGACCCCACACCCGTGCAGCTGGACATTGCCGACTACATGCAGACGGGCCCCAGTCGTCGAATCATTGAGGCGTTCCGGGGGGTGGGTAAGTCATGGATGGCCGCGGCCTATGTGTTGTGGCTGCTGAGGAACGACCCACAGAAGAAGATCATGGTGGTGTCGGCCTCCAAGACCAGGGCCGATGACTTTGCGCAGTTCTGCTTGCGGTTGATCCGGGAGATGCCCCTGCTGCAATGCCTGGATCCAGACCGCGAGGACCAGCGATCAGCCAGCAATCGCTTTGATGTACGGCCAGCGATCCCGGATCAGTCACCGTCGGTGAAGTCCGTGGGGGTGTTCGGTCAGCTGACCGGTAGCCGGGCAGACCTGATCCTCCCTGACGACGTGGAGGTGCCTAACACCAGCTGGACCGTCGGTATGCGGGAGAAGCTGCTGGCCAGCGTCGGTGAGTTCAACGCCATCCTCAAGCCCGGTGGCGAGATCATGTTCCTGGGGACACCCCAGACCGAGGAGAGCGTCTACAACAAGCTGCGCCTGCGGGGTTACGACTGCCGCATCTGGCCAGCCCGCTACCCCGCCAAGCCGGAGAAGTACGGCGAAGCCCTGGCACCCGTTATCCGGGAGGACTGCCACGAGCTGAAAGGTAAGCCCACAGACCCACGCAGGTTCAGCGAGATGGACCTGCTGGAGCGGGAGGCCTCATACGGCCGCTCGCAGTTCACCCTGCAGTTCCAGCTGGATACCACCCTGTCGGACCTGCAGCGCTTCCCGCTGCGCCTGACCGACCTGATGGTCCTGGAGATTGACGACCACGCCCCAGAGAAGCTGGTGTGGTCCGCAGGGGCTGAGTACCGCATCACAGACCTGCCAGCGGTGGGCTTCAGCGGGGACTACTACCACCGCCCAGCGTTCATCCACGGGGAATGGCTCCCGTTCACCGGCGTCGTCATGTTCATCGACCCGTCCGGGCGCGGTAAGGACGAAACCGCATACGCCATCGTGGCCCACCTCAACGGCAACTTGTACCTCCTGGAGAGTGGGGCCTATGCAGATGGCTACACAGAAGCCGTTCTGGAGGGCCTAGCAAAGGCTGCAAGGCGCCGGAAGGTCAACCTGGTACTCCTAGAGGACCAGTTCGGTCAAGGCATGCTGCAGAGCCTCCTACAGCCCTATCTGCGCACGCACCATCCCTGCACCATCGAACCGGTGCGCAGCAACGTGCAGAAGGAGCGGCGCATCATCAACGCCTTGGAGCCCGTCATGAACCAGCACCGGCTGGTGGTGAACCGCTCCGTAGTCGAACTGGACGCCAAGCCCAGGGACGCGGACTCCATTGAGACGGCCCTGGCCTACCAGCTGTTCCACCAACTCACCCACCTGACCGTCGACAAGGGCTGCCTGCAGCACGATGACCGCTTAGACGCCCTGGCAGGGGCCGTCGAGTATTGGAACGAGTCCCTAGCCATTGATGAAGATAGAGCGATGAAAGAGAGACAAGCTGAGTTGTGGGACCTAGAGCTTGAGGCTTACATAGGCAACATTGAAGGAGCCCTCGATGCCAAGCTTCTTGGTATTCCTCTGGAATCGCTTGCGCGGACGTCGTCCAGCGCCACCTGGATGTCGGCTCGTGGCAAGACCTGATGGTGCTCGTGCCTACGTCATCCGCCTGCCAGGTGTGTTTGTTGGTTACGGCGGCACCAAGGAGCGTGGATCGTTCCAGACTGTGGTCCTGGCGCCTTCTGAGGACATGGCTTGGGACATCGCTGTCATGTGCGACGTCTGGGAGCGGTTGCCTTTTGAGGTGAACAACGTCCAAATCTTCCCTAAAGACCCCCTTCCGTTGTCATGATCCGCCTGATTGACGCCGCTAAGCACTACAGGGACCTACCCCACCAACGCGCAGCCTTTGAGTACCTACAGGACCAGGTCGACAAAACCAAGCTGGAAGAGTTTGCGTCCATCTACAGGTCTGCTGTACCCGACAAGGCCGACAAGGTTGGCAACGACTGGACAGGCATTGCCAATGCAGCCCGCAAAGCAGGTGCCAAGTTCCCTGAGCTGGTTGCAGCGCAGTGGGCATTGGAGAGCGGGTGGGGTAAGCACCAGTCAGGGGCCAACAACTACTGGGGCCTCAAGGGGTCTGGCACCTCGCATGAGACCCAGGAGTTCGTCAACGGTCAATGGATCACCATCACCGACTCCTTCATCGACTTCCCATCGCTGCAGGCCGGTGTCACCTACCTGGTGGACCGCTGGTACAAGGACTGGCGGGGCTACAAGGGCGTCAACAACGCCAACACAGCTGAGGACGGGGCCCGCTGGCTGGTCAAGGAGGGCTACGCCACTGACCCTGACTATGCAAGCAAGCTGGTTGCCCTGCTGCGCAAGAACACCAGCAAGCCCGCAGCTACCAAGCTGCAGCCTGGCAGCAGCTTTGCGCTCAGCATCACGCCCAACGTCACCTACGGGGAGCTGACGCTGCAGTCTGAGGCCCGTCGTTTCACTGCGCAGTACCAATGCGACACCGCAGTGATGCTTTGCCAGTTCGTGCAGAAGGCCCGTGACCACTTCAACAAGCCAGCTGTCATCACCAGCGCCCACCGTCCGCACAACATCAACGCACAGACCGGTGGTGCGCCCAACAGCGAGCACCTGTACGACGCACCTGACAAGGGCGCCATTGATTTTTACCTGGACGGCATGAGCGTGCTGACGCTGCAGGAGTGGGTTGACGCCCACTGGTCCTACTCAGTCGGTTACGGGGCCAGGCTGGGTTTTGTTCACCTGGGTATCCGACCAGGCAAACAGCGGGTACGCTGGAACTACTGATTCTTCAGTCCCATGAGAAAAGGCGGCAAGGGCGGCAAGGGCGGCGGCAAGAAGGGGTACTGACCATGGCTCCTAAAAAAGGCCTCTACGCCAACATCCACGCCAAGCGCGAGCGCATTAAAGGCGGTTCTGGCGAAAGCATGCGCAAGCCAGGCGCTAAAGGCGCCCCTACAGCCAAGGCTTTTAAGGATTCGGCCAAGACAGCCAAGAAGAAGAAGTAGTTGGCATGCACCGGCTTCTTCCCCGGTCAAAACTTGCTGTGCTCATCACCCTGATGGAGCAGCACAAGCATCGTCACCCCGACTTGTACGAGTACCTGACTCAGGCTTACTCCGCCCATGGCGGGTCAACCCTGTATCCGGTCCACAAGAACGGCGCGATCTGCCTGCAGCTGCACCTCAGGGAGTTTGAAACGCAGGAAAGGGCCTAGCGGCCCCGGCTTCTGCGCAGCATCTGCAGGCCCTGGAACACCAGCTGGATAATGCTGTTGCTCTTCAGGCGGCTAATCCCAATCAGCTCGCTGGCCGCGGCCACCACGATCCACGTGGCTGGGCTGTTGAGCACCGATTCAATCCCTTCCATCTAAAGCTCCTTTGTTGTGTGTTGTTGTACCGCGGGTGGCCGTGTAGGCCTCTGCCAGGTTATCCGCGGCTTCCTTTGCTAGCCATTTGGCGATGGCCGATTGCTGATGCCAGGCTGCGTTAAGGATCTCAGCCGCTTGCATCAGACTGTCCCACTCTTGCTCTTCGTAAAACGACTGCAGCAGCCGCTGTATTGACTCTTTGCGGAGAGCCAGCTCCAGCGGCATCTCCGTCAGGTTCACTGGTGCGGCACCTCAAGCCGCGCCACCCGCTGCTCAAGGTTGTTAAGCCGAGAGAAGGTTTCCCTGCCATCGGCCTTGATGTCTACGTGCAACTGCTCCAGGCGTGCTGCCACGTTGTCCACGCTGGAAGTCAGACGAATCACGGCGTCTCGGCCTTCGCGGTTACGGGAACCCATGGACCCCATGCCCATAGCGCCCACGGTGATCACTGCACCCGCAACCGCTGCCGCTACTTCGATCACTGGTCTTGTTCTTGTTCAGGCAAAGCGTATCGCGGACTGTCCAGACCCGCTTTAGCGGCCCTGACCAATCCGCTT